CGCTTCTAACGGAGTAAAAACATCCTCAGCTTCTTCCGTTTCGTAATCTCTTTTCAAAAGCGCGTTGTTCTCTTTTTGTTTGCTTAATCTTCCGAAAAAATAACCTGTCTTATAGTTAATTACATCCATCATTAGCTTAGGTGTTCCATCTTCTGCTTTTGGATTTAAACACAAGGTTCTATAGTTTCCGTGTTGTCTCGAATGTCTATTCAAAATATCATCATATAATCCTTCCAAATCTTGATACTCTATTTTTTGATTACTGGAAGTATATAATTCAATTTTACTAAAGTATACCTTTTTTTCTGCCATAAAAAATCCCCTCAACACAATACATTTTTCTTCATCATACACCATAATCCGGCAAAAATCTATACTACCAAATATGGTATCATAAAAAGCACCTAACCGCGTTTCCACGACCAGGTGCCTTCCAAAGATGTATTGTGTAAGAGAAGTAGTGGCTTATCCACTACTGTCAGTTTACACTATATAACATTTAGAACGGAAAAAGCGGAAAAAACGGAAAAACTTTATACTGCTTTCATGAAATTATCAAATTCTTTTCGTACACTGTCCCCGGTCGCCTTCCGCCCCAGCTTCGCCGCCGTCTCTTCCCATGTAAGTCCCTCGAAGATCTTCCACCGGATAATCCGCTGCATCCGTGCCGGGATCGTAACCATCCAGCGTTCCACCTGCACCCGTGTCTCTTCGGCAGCCGCCCGGCGGTCTTCCAGCAGCTTTTTCTTTTCCAACAGCCGTGCATCGTCCCGCATCGAAAAGGTTGTCCCCTCGATTTTGAAATGCTGCGCATTATAGGGGAATTCCGGGTTGCTGCCTCTTACGCTGTCCTGCGTTGTCTCGCTCTGCTTCGCCTGCAGTCGCCTGATCTGCTGTTCGGTCTCCCGGATCAGCTCACAGGCGTCTATGTAGTCGGATAAAAGTTTCTTATTCATCGGTGTCACCTTCTTTCTCATCCACTTGCTTGCTTAAATATCAGTTTTATTGAGAATCTGATTTCTCATAATTTGCAAATTCAGTTTCATAATTTGGTTTATGAAGAGCTAAATCCATTGTGTCAATGCAATCATAACAAGGTGCTTCAACAGTCATCTTCCCTCTATATTTGCACGTTCCACAAGGTGCATAATCTTTTCCATCTTTCAAAAACCCTTTCATTTTTAATCCTCCGCTAAATGCTCACTTAAGCAAATTTCAGTTGATTTTCGCTGTCATTTATTCTCAGATTTGGAGTCCTGCTCCCGATTTTCAATTTTTCACAATTTGCACTAACTAATGCCTCTGCCATAACCGGCACAACACTATTCCCAATCCTTGCAACCTGCTCTTTAATCGGATATGGCTTCCAATCTATATCGCGGTCAATTATATAATCATCCGGGAACCCCTGCATCCGCTTCAGCTCTTCCGGCTTCAACATACGCAAAAAAATGTCTTTGATTATATATTTCTCTCCATCAATATCCAACACCACGTTCACAAGTCCGAATCGGTCTTTTGTCGTAATTGTATCTAATGGTCTATCTATTGTCTGGCAGCCCCCGCCAGAACCATAATACTTAATCAGAAATGCGCTAACTAATCCGAAATGCCCTGGCGATGTCGTTATCGTGTGCAATGGTTCATCACATCCTTGCCCAATGCCGCTCTTGTAAAACTTTGTAATAAACGCTGTGACAAGTCCGTATCGGTTACTGGTATCTATAGTCTTGATCGGATCTGATAACAACTGTCCTCTGGCATCCCCAGCCTTTTGCTCCCCGTGATACTGGATGATAAATGCCGCCGCTCTTTTGTCCTGAACTATGTATGGCTTGCTTTCCAGGATGTACTTTCTAATTCCGTTTGCAATCCGTTTCTGCGTGGCCTCTGCCAGCGGTTTGGGTCTATCAAATATAGATTTTCCCAAATCAGACCAGTCGATGTACTTGCCACATTGCTTCCACTTTGGCTCCGAATCTTTAAAGTGTGTTTGCTCCGGCCAGATAATATCTTTCCCATCTCTTCTGAAGATTGCATACCAGCGTTTCCGCGTTGTCGGTGCTCCGTAATCAGCAGCCACCAGTTCCCTACTATCGAATATGTAACCCAACCCCTTCATGGCAGATATAAATTTCTTGTAATCCTCGCCCAGGCGCTCCTTAATCGGATGCCCGTTTTCATCCAGAGGTCCCCATTGCTGAATCTCTTCCACGTTTTCCATGATAATCACATCAGGCAAGATTGCTTTTGCGTGCTTGTATACCGCCCACGGAAGGATTCTCAGCCCACTTTTTCGGGGCTGTCCTCCTTTTGCCTTACTATGGCTTGTGCAATCTGGCGATGCCCACATTAGCGCAACATGACGCCCTTTTACGCATCTTTGCAGGTCAACCTTAAAAATGTCCTCTGTCAGATGCAGCGTGTCCGGATGGTTGACTTTGTGCATGCGGATTGCCTGTGGATCATGGTTGATTGCAATATCAACCGGTATCCCCAATGCCATCTCAATTCCCACACTTGCTCCGCCGCCTCCTGCGAAACAATCTATTATCAAATCCCTCATAGCCGGCTATCCCCCAAAAACGTGCTTGCCATCTGCTCCTGCCAGCTGCAGGAGGTGTTCTCCTGCGTCGGATCCAGATCAGCTGCATCCTTTCTTCCAAGCAGGCTGCATTTTTCTTTCAAGTTCTCAACTTCTTCCGGGCTCAGCCCTGTATCTTCATACTCCATCAGCTTCCAAAGTGCTCCATACAGCTTTTCCCGCAGTTCTCCCGTAATAACCTGCCCCTCATGGAGCTGTTCCCAGCGTATTCCCTTTACCCTCCAATTTCCCTGGCCGTCTTTTTCTGTCAGTCTATTCATATCATCCTCCAAATTTATGCTGCAGATTCACTCTCGCCTCCGTTCGGCAGGCTGCAACCAACTTCTTTCTGTCAAAATTATATTCCGCCTCGATTTCATGGATCTGCCCCATCAGCCGCACAAGCCTGTCTTTTCCAAAGCCATACTTGCGATGTAAAGAAAGAAACAGACACGCCATCAGCATTGCGCCGATCCATTTCTTTTGCCGCTGGCGCATGTATACCATTTGCGCTTT